AACTCTGCTTGATTTAAATTATCTGAGGCCGCATAAATTTTATCTTGATTTCTCTGAAAATCTTTTCTTTGCATCATTCCAGTATACTTACCTTGCATATTATTGAATCTTTCAAACTCGTGCCCCTTTGGAAAGTTTTTATAGTCATTTGGTATTAGGATACCAGATCCATCACCCATATTTGTGTTACCACTTTTTCTAGCAATAAATTTTTTTCTATTCCTTGAACTCGAATTGACATCTCTTGGTTTAAGTATTGTTATTTTTAATTTATCTTGTTCACTATCTTCAATATGTGAGGGATAGAACATTGTTGGATAAGTGCTCTTACCAATATTACCTCTTGCGAGTTTTGAGTCTAATGATTTAGTAGCTTTTTTTTCAGAGGGTTTTGAATCTAATGCATCATCTTTTGAATTTGCAAATTGATTATTACTAAAGTCTCTCAATCCTTTTTTTACAGCAGGATTTTCGCCAAATGCTATATCTTTTACTCCGTTTGATGAATACCTTTTTAATTTTTCCTCATTGTTTTTTATAAAGGGAATATTTGCACCTTTTTCTGTTAGTTCAAACGTTTTTTGTCCGTCAAGAGTTGATCCAGTCGCTACTGTTACACCTAGTCCGTTCGCTCCGTCCCCCTTTATACCGGGATCTAATTTATTATATGCTTTCCATTTTGCTTTACTATCAAACATAACAACTTCTCTTTTATAATGCACTTCTCCAGTTGGAAGCACACCATCTTGCTTTACTCTTGTTATAAAGTATGCTGTATTATTTTCTCTTTCTTCTTTTGAAAGTTTTTTAGTTTTTGATCCAGTTACTTTTTGAAAACTAGATACTTTACTTATTTGATATGTTTCTCCATTATTAAATTTCTCTTCACCATTAAATTGACTTTTACCTGCCATTTTATCGACCTTTTTAGTTATTTAGGAACTTAGCATAAGGAATTGCAAGAAGATCATCAAGTTCATTCGGTTGCACTATGTATAATTGTCCTGCGAGTTCATTCCATGTGTAGTTTCGATACTTCTGCCAATGAAAATTTAGACCACGGAAACCCCAACCAAAAATATCAGTACAAGCTATCAATGGGTGTTGATCATATGTGATGTTTGGAGTCTTTGGATTGTACACAAAGGTATAAAAGTTACCAACATCAGGAACAGGTGTCACAGTATCATTTAAAAGAGACATGATTTCTAACATCATATCCTCCTGATCGTTTGTTGGATTGTTTATGTTATTACCTTCGAGTCTACTCATCTGATTCCAAGTTCTTTCTCTGTGACAACTTTAAATTCAATACGATGATCTTCACAAAATTCTTTTGCAGCTTTCCACTTTGCTTGATTGACCGCATAGGTAACACACTCAGTTAAATATGATTTTGTTTTTCTCTTCGGTGTTTTTGGTGGTCTTGTTTGTTTATACGGTTTGACTTCTACCACGTAAGTTTTAATCATATCATTCTTCTCTTTCACTTTTATTAAGTAGTCTGGATAGTATTTGTGAACTCGATTATCTTTTGGAGAAACATAAGGTATACTGAACTCTTCTGATGCCCATGATATAATACTATTATTCATATCACACCATTGACAAAACTTTCTTTCCCAACTACTACGACATATTATATGCTTTGTGTTTCCCTGATATTTACTTGGATATATTGGAGTATACTTACTCTTAATACTCTCGCCCATAACTTGCCTACATAATATACAAGGTCAATCTATATTTATATATGGCTATCATCCAACCGCAACGAAAATCGATATCTCAAGTGAAAGCACAGTTGTTAAACCCTGCGACAACTTCTCATTTTCAGGTGAGTGTATCTTTTCAAAATCCAAGGTTCAATAAATTTAAATCAGAAATAGGATTAAACTTAGATCAAGGAAGACTTAATATATTATGCTCTGATGCAGCTTTGCCCGGATCAAGATTTTTAACAGCAGAAATAAACAACAATCTTCCGGGTGTAAGAGAGAGACATGTATATCGTAGAAGTTATGATGATCAAATTAATCTTTCTTTTTATTGTGATGCTGATCAATATTTGCCGATCAGATTTTTTGAGGCATGGATGAACTTTATTGCGGGTACAAGCGTCAGTGAAAATGTTGCTAGTCAAAAATATTCTTATAGAGTGAAGTTCCCAGATCAGTATCAAAAAGATTCGTCATTAGAAATAACAAAGTTTGAGAAAAATTTAGATTCAAGAAGAAAGGTGAGACCTCTTACATATAAATTTGTGAATTGTTTTCCACTCGCAATAAATACGATGCCCGTTTCATATGATGCGTCAAATCTTCTCAAATGCACAGTTGGTATGGCTTACTCAAGATACTTTATAGAGAAAGCTCCTGCAGGTATCATTACTAGATTTGCAAATGCTTTAGATAGAGGACTTACAAGAAGAAGAAATGTAAATCAATTGGTTGATGAAACTGGTTTAAGTCGTCGTGATGCTGCCATCATTGAATCAGGAGGATTCGTTGAAACTCTCATCGAATAACCTACTAAATAAACTTACTGAACTATAACATTATGCCATTACCAAAAATTGCAACACCAAGTTATGAACTTGAATTACCATCGACAGGAAAGACAATACAATACAGACCATTCTTAGTTAAAGAGGAGAAACTCCTTGTCATTGCACTTGAGAGTGAGGATACAAAGCAAATTACAAATGCGATCAAAGCTGTAATTCGTGCATGTATATTAACAAAAGGTGTAAAGGTTGAGTCTCTTCCCACATTTGATATTGAGTATTTGTTTTTAAATATTCGTGGTAAATCAGTTGGTGAAGATATTGATGTCAACTTAATATGTCCCGATGATAATGAAACTGAAGTGAGTGTGTCGGTCAACCTTGATGATATAAAGGTTCAAAAACCTGAAGGTCATTCAAATCAAATCAAACTTGATAATGATTTAATGATGGAGTTGAAATATCCCTCACTAAATGAGTTTATTAAAAACAATTTTGATCCGAATGATACCTCAAAGAATCCGATGGATCAATCATTTGATTTAATTGGTTCATGTATCAGTAAGATCTATAATCAGGAAGAGGTATGGGCAGCCGCTGATTGCTCTAAAAAAGAAATCACTGACTTTTTAGATTCAATGAACTCAAGTCAATTTAAAGAAGTTGAAAAGTTTTTTGAAAC